AAAGTCACGCTCGCTAATCTGGTCAGCTCTTCTTAGTTGTTCAAGAGCTATGATTTGTTTATCCATTGCATCGTCAGCTGCGTTCATAGCGGTGGTAGCAATAGCTAAGTTCTGTCCCATGCTACCTCCACGCGCTTGGCTAAACGACTTTAAGAAGCTAGACAAGGCACGTACTGGGCTTTCCCTTCTCTCCATAAGTCTCGATATTTCGCTTTCAAAACGGCTCATGTTTTGTGGAGTAGGATTACTAGCAACAGTGCTAGCTAGCTGTGTAGCGGCCACTTCATCATCTTGCTCAGCAGTAGGAGCCGCAATACCAGTAGCAGGAGCCGCAATACCAGTAGCGGGAGCAGCAACATCAGTAGTAGGGGCAGCTTGTGCTCCTTCTATAGCCCTACGTAAGTTCGGGTTAGCTATAGCCTCGACATCTTTCATAGGATCATACGCAGGCTCTTCTGGAGCTGATGTAATAATTTTTTCTGCTTCAGTAGTTGTAGGAGCGTCATCGGTAGCTGGCTCCATACCTAGGGCACCTCTACCAAACTGTTCTGCGCCTCCTGCCAAATCTCCTACAGTAAGTTGGTTCCCGCGTGTGGGTTGCAAAAAACCGCCTACAAGGTCGAAAGGAGCAGTAAGAAGGTCTTTTGCTCGTGAGCCAAGTGCATAGCTTGTGGGGGCACCTTCTGGAATTGGTGATATAAGAGTATTATACGCATCTGTTAAGCCGCTAAAGAATCCTTCTCCTCCTCTAGATAGTTCCGCAGCTAAATCTGCAAGGCCAGATTTTTTCGCAATCTCGGTAAGCCCAGAGCCTTCCGCAAAGCTTGAAGCAGCTTCACTTATAGCAGGGACGGTAACAGACGGGCCTAAGTCTCGTGTGTTGCGAGCCTGCATAGCTGCACGGTTAAATTGCCTAGCAGCCTCGCTAGTAGCGCCGGGGTTTTTTGGCGGTGCAAGGCTAGCAATGCCTTCCATCAGGGCGTCTCTAACAGGTCTGTCGCCTAGGTTACTACCGGGCACTTGCCTGCCGACTTCAGCCATGCGCTCTACTACACCTTCCTCGGGCATAGCATTTTGTAGGGTTTCTGCAATTCCAGTCCTGCGGCGCTCTGTGGCCTCTTCGTTTGCCCCTGCTGCTCCTTGTGAGACAGGGCCGAGTTCAGACATTCTGTCTTGTAGTACATTCACAGCACCTCTAGCTACCCCGCCGAGGGTTTCGTTTTGCGCACGCGCAACTGGGCTATTTAGCATATCAGCTACAGCGTTTCTAACAGGTCTGTCGCCTAAGTTGCTATCCGGCATCTTTCGGCCTACTTCAGCCATGCGCTCTACTACACCTTCCTCGGGCATAGCATTTTGTAGGGTAGCTTGGCTATCTAGCATTTCACCTATTCCAGCTCTTTGTTCTGGAGTTAAGTTTGATTTGTACTCTGCATCTGCGCCTATTGAATCTAAATATGCTTCGATCTCTCCCCCGGTTGCATACCCAACGATGCCACCGCTAGCCATGCCGTTAGTGCGTGGTTCTACCATCCCGTTGGTGCTGTCTAGGTACTGCATGACGTAGGGTAGTTGAGTACCCATTTGGTTTTTTAAGTCATCTATCCTCGCCTTCACGGCAGCTTTAGCTCTTGGGTCTTTAGCAGCAGCTAGAGAGGCTGTCGCTTGGCTATATAGCGCAGCCAACCTTTTAATGTCTTCGGAGTCCGCTGCTTTGGTAGGGACTGAACCCATAGTAGGTACAGGGGGATTATTAGTGTTTACATCGCCACCCGGGGCGTATCCAACAATACCGCCGTTAGCCATACGGGTCATGTTATTAGCTCTTTGTCCGGCTATACCTGCTAAAGCTTGGTTCATCCGTGCTTTGTTTTGATTTTCTTTTACCGCCATCGACTGCATTTTTTGCGTTATTTCTTGGCGCACGTTGTTTTCTGTTTCTTTTTCGTTCTGACTAATAATAGTATTTGAGTCGGGCGCAGGAGCCATCATCGTATTTAACTGACTCCTAGCCTTAGCGTCCCGTGCTTTTAGTTCGGACGCTAACAAATCAACTATACCCCTAGGTTGTTGAGGAGGGGCCATCATTGCATTTTCGACTTCTTGATTTATATTTACATTTTGCATTGTTCTGCCCCGTTACCCAACTAGGTTAAATCTTTCAAGTAAGTCCAAAATGCTTCCGGCTCCCCCAGCAAAAGACTGAGCGGATGTAGGCTGTGAGTATTGATACGCCTGCGTTGATATAGGTAAGCCTTGTAGCAAAGACTGTTGATACTGTACTTTCTTAAACGGATCGTCCCGCTCTTCAGCAAACTGAGCGTAATCAGCAGCAATACCTTCACTTTCAATACCACGCTGGGCCGCACCGCCCGTTTGTTGTGCATCTAGCACGTCAAAGCCGTATTGGTTAGTGCGTTGTTGCGCAGCCATCTGACGATCTTGTTCGGTGTTAAACTGGTTCTGGGCTGCGGTAAATGCGTCTTGGTAGCCTTGGCCTGTAATACCAGACATACGATCTAGTAAGCCGCGCTGTAGTTCAGCTTCTGCAACACCCTGACGAGACCCACCGTAGGCACCTGCTTTACCATACTGACTTTGTAGATTTTCAGCAGCTATTAGAGCTTGGCGGTTTGCCGCATCGTACTGTGGTTGAAGCGCACCCTGTAGGTAGGGTGTCATGTACTGCTGCATTACGTCACCAGAAGCAGGTGTATAAGCCCCTATTTGACCGTCCACAGCTTGTTGTGCGGTAGGTGCAGCGTATCCCGCGCCTGTAAAAGACTGAGGGTTAAAGCCGCCCATGTTTGAAGGCCCGGTTAGTCCGGCAAGCCCTGTAAAGGCATTTTGTTGTAAATTGGATTCCCCCGCAGTGAGAGGCCCGCCGTAGGTTTGGTAAGGCGTGGAAGCAAGCGCTGCACCTTTACCCAGCATCTCAGATACGTACGGCCCCGCGTAAGGAGAAAGGGAAGACTCAATACCCGTGAAACTAGGATTTGACATAATTTTTACCTACGCTAAGTATTTGTTGGGGTTGATTTGACGCCCCTGATTTGGGTTTCCAGTACGGTCTGTCCGTATCCGGTCCATCATGCTATATAAATTTTTTGCACCTGCATCTGAATTGCCATTGCCTAGGTGACTAACTACGTCCGCAGGAATCACAAATTCACCGTCACTTAAAGCAGCGGGTTGGTTATTGTCAATTGTAGCAGGTATTTGATCTGCCATACCATCTGTAGTACCACCTAGGTAGTATCCGTTTACATCGCCACCTTGGGCAAACGTACCGGGGTAAAGACTGTTTACGATTGCCTGTATTTCTTCTTCCGGTAGCTGAAAGTATTCTTGCGCCACCCCTAACAAACCGGGGTTTTGGTTTATTAATTGTGCGGCTGCCTGAGCCTCCGCCTGTGTGTAGTCCCCATCACTTGGGATGCTACCAAAGGGATTGGCAATGTAGCTATTTACAACAGCTTTTACTTCAGTTTCAGATATACCAAAATGATTTGCGGCCTGCGGGACCAAAGCTGGGTTATTGTCTATTAATTGTGCGGCTGCCTGAGCCTCCGCCTGTGTGTAGTCCCCATCATTTGGGATGCTACCAAAGGGATTAGCATTGTAACTATCTATGATCGCCTGCGCTTCAGCTTCTGGAATACTAAAGTATTCTGCGGCATCCTCTACCGTGCTTGGGGTGTTATTTATTATATTCGCCGCTGCACCAACATCACTTAATGTGTAGTCGTTATCCGCTTCTATGCTGGCAAAGGGATTCGTGGAAGGGGTTACGCCCGTAGATGCAGTGTCAGCAATAGAAGTATCTGCTGTGTAGTCCCCAGCACTTGTATTAAGTGCGTTGGTTAAGTTGTTTGCGCTAGTTATAGCGTCAAAAAGGGTTTGCCCACCCCCAGCTATTTTTAACCCGGCTGCTAGTTGATCAACGTTATACTCGCTGTTACTTAAAGCTAAAAGGTCTTGGTTAGTAAGTGTTTTACCGTAAAAAGGAGTTAAAAACGTATTAAACTTTTGTAACTCGGTAGGGGGAGTTACATCCGCAGATGCTGCTGCTGGTACTGCTGGTACTGCTGGTACTGCTGGCACTGCTGGTACTGCTGGTACTGCTGGTACTGCTGGCCCCCCAGCACTTGCATCATAATACTCTTGAACCGTGTTAAAGTTTATTGGCCTATTAAATTCATCTTTTTCTACGGGCACGTCGTTTATACTTGCCGCTGACATCAATGCTTGTACATCCGCCAGCTGGCTTACATAGTCGTATAATTCATCCGGTGACCCTTGCCCGGACATACCCACTAGAGTGTCGTAGTACAGTCGTTGCGCTGGGCTGAGCGTGTTCGTAGTAACTGTATCTGTAGCGGTGTCTGTAACCGCAGTTGTAGCTGCTTCTGTTCCGCCCGTTGTGTCAACGTCATCAAAGTTTATATACCCTTCTTCGTTGTCCTGTCGATTGCCTGTGCTTGTACCTGTGCTTGTAAGTGCGCTAGTATCCATACCAGCAATTCCCCCGGTACCAGTAGCTAGGGCGGCAGGAGTACCTATCTCTCCGGTGTCAGTGGCTAGAGCGGCAGGAATACCTGTACCTATACCCTGCATAGAGCCTGTCCCGGTAAAAGGCACTGCTCCATAGTCAAAGTAAGACCTGCCCATACTTCCGGGGGTACGAGTAGAGCCGTTAGGATTAACAGCACTGAACGCATTTTCTTTTAGTGTTCTATTAAATTGGTAGTCGGGGATTCCACCTTGATAACCAGCAGGCTGTTGTTCATCGTTGTTTTTTAGCCCGAACAACCCACCCGCTGCGCTAGCAAGCAAAGCCCCGGCGTTATCACCCACAAACTGACTTAACGTGTTACGCACGCCTGTGTTCGTTGGCCCATAAGACGCACCATCAGCCAACACGTAAGAATCATCTGCCCCACTAAATTTTTTCACTCGCTTGCCCTCTATTTCGTCTTCCCTTTCGTCGTCGGTGACGCGAAAAGGTTGCAATAAACTATCTTCAAAATCGTATAAATAATCAATGTCTACAAGCGGTCCCGGTCCTCCAGATACTGTACGAGTGCCGTCCGAAGATGTACCACCAGCAGTACCAGCAGTACCAGCAGTACCAGCAGTACCACCTGTTTTTATCACAGGAGAAGAAGAAGTTTTTATTGGATCGGTTGGAGTATCGTACCCTCCTTTAACTGCGGGCTGTCCACCTATGTCTATTAGTATTTGGTCTAACTCTGCGTCTGACATAGGGCCAGTTTTTATTGTGGAGCTATCAACGCCAGTTTTTATTGTGGAGCTATCAACGCCAGTTTTTATTGTGGAGCTATCAACGCCAGTTTTTATTGTGGAGCTATCGAGACCAACGCCCCCGGCTGGTACTACTGGTCCTGCTCCTGCTGGTACTACTCCTGCTGGTCCTGCTGGTCCTGTAATAATTTCTGTAGCGTCTGGTACTACTGGTCCTGCTCCTGCTGGTGCTGCTCCTGCTGGTACTACTCCTGCTGGTCCTGCTGGTCCTGCTGGTCCTGTAATAATTTCTGTAGCGTCTGGTACTACTGGTCCTGTTCCTGCTGGTCCTGTAATAATTTCTGTAGCGTCTGCTCCTGCTGGTACTACTCCTGCTGGTCCTGCTGGTCCTGCTGGTGTTTCTGTTACTGCGGTATCTCCACCAAGTATTGAAGGTTCTACACCCAACCCAACTAAAGTTTCTTTTTCTTCGTCATTAAATAGCAAACCTGCCGCCGCTACACCGCTAAGTATTTGAGGTAGGTTGTCGTACAAACTAGAAGGAATACTTTTTATTATGTCAGCAATAGTAGCGCCTTGCTGGTGCATCCCTACTACTTGAGCAATTATTGGGCCTATAATAGGTATTGGCAGCGCTACTTTAGTCCCCCGACCTACCCCTGTTTGTCCTGTACCAATTACCGGAACGGGATTCTGCCCTCCACCCAACACTAGAGTGCCACCAATACCCCCGTTAATAATGTCCATTACGTTAGGAATTACGGCTTCAAGTTTTGGAGCTTGCCCTAAAGTTGCACCTTGAAAAACTAAATTACCTAAGTCCGCAGTGCCTTCAATAAGAGCGCCGGGGATTTTTCTTATAAACTCTTGAACAGCCGAAGCCGCCGTTTTAACTGCATCAAGCCCAGAGCCGCCCTCTTCAAGAGACCCCATAGCCGCATTAAGTGCAGCTTCCTTTGCAGCGGGGTCGGTAATGCCAGCCTGTGCTATCTTACCCTTTAGTATTCCTTCCGCCGCCAACCTAGCACTTTCGTTAATAAAGCCAACTTCGTTTCCACCTTGTGACTTAAGGATGCTGTCAAGCATGTCCTCTGTTCTGGCATTCATCTGCTCTTCAGAGAGGCCAAGGAGTTGGGCTTCTTGCTGTGCGGGGGTTAGTTGGGTTTCTAGAATAGAATTTAGGTAATCATTTTGCATTGCGGCAGAAACAGCGCCAGCTACTGGGTCTCTAACTCCCTCATAACCCGCAAGCGGGTCGCCGTATATATCACCCGCAGTTAGGTTTTCAGAAAAAAAGTCTCGTAATTCTTCGCTAGTAGGGCCTTCGTTTGCGGCGATCATTGCGTTATAGGCGTCTTGCCCGCCGAGGTAATCCTTTGGGGCAATGTAGTTACCTTGCTCGTCACGCAGGCCCGAAGTCATCCTCCCCCCGGACGGGTCTGAAACAAAAGGCGAAGAAGACGTTAAATCAGCAATCATACCTGCAACATTAAACGGATCGTATGAAGTCCCGCCGCGCGTACCGGTTACAGTCGTAGACCCAACTCGCCTAAACCCGCCCATACCGTCCGATACGAAAGAAGTGCCTTTTAATCCATTTGCCCTAGTACCCATGTTTACCCTACGGTGTCGGTAGCGTTTCAGGCAATACTGAAACAAAGACTACGGTTAATAAGGTGGACGGCACGGCAGGACGGGGGCTAGCAGCCGCCTGATAATCAATTGTTATGCCTGTATCGTCTGTTGCCCACATAAGTTCTATATACTGTCCTGCTGTTAGGTCCATAGTAAAACTGTACTCAAAGTCGTCTACCCCACCAGACCCAGATACGACGTGCATTCTAGCAGTATTTGCTATGTCTACCCCACTCCTACGCACCCAGAACGACAGTTCCTTAGAGCTAGCACTACCGCTAGTCAACTCTACCGAAAGTTCAAAGTTATAAACCCCAGAGTAGAGGGGAGTAATCCTTGTCTTTGGCGTTCCTGTAATGCTTATGGCCTCGCCTAAATACGTGTTCTCAAACTGTAAAGCGTAAGCGGTGTCTACAACCGAAGCAGTCTGGTCTGTAGTAGAAAAGAACTTAGCGTTAGGGGCTTCTATAAACCGCCCGCCTTGCTCTCCAAATACACTGTTAACCGCGTTTGCTACTAGGTTAAAGAACAAACGTAGTATGTTGTTCAAGTCATCCAGATACTGTTTTACCGGCCCCTCTTTAGGTGTAGGAAGCGCAGGTGCTGGGACTTTTTGTACTAACCGCTCAGCCACTAGCCTCTCCTACCATCAGGGCGCATATCCAAACGGGGTATACCTAGCTTCCAAGCTACACCTAGCTCAGTGGACTCCATCGTAAACGCCATCTGCCTACCCCGAACTCGAACAAACACTTGACCGGTAAACTTCTCAATGGGCACAGTAGCTGAACGAGTTACCGTAGAAGTATTAGTGCCACCTTCTGACAGCGGGTTATTGTACCCAGAGCCTGAGTTCTGCATAGGCAATAAAGTCATAGTAGCGGCAGGTGCGCTTACAGTAGACCCATCAAACGTTACGTCGGGTAACATACGGTTAATAAACATAAACTTATCACCGTCGTCCAAGTCAAACTCAGAAGAAGTTATCGTAGCTGTAATTGCGCTTGCTGTTGCACCTTCTTGGTTGTCGTAGCCTACTTCGTGGTTTACCAAGTTATTACTGTAGGTAGCGGCCATCGGATTCTCTCGAAGGTCCGAGTCTACCCAAGCACTGCGTGATAGCGTCCCATAATACCAAACGTCTTGGAGGTAGTTGTACACCACGTAGCGGTCGTTCTGCGTTACCCCCGCAGAGCAATAGAACCACCAAATCTCATCAAACCGCTCGTTAGTACCTGCAACTACTTGAGCGTACTGGGAAACGTTAAAGTCGTTAAATATATAACTGCGAACGGAACAAGGTAGGGTCTGAACCGTACCGTCGTAGGTGTAGAACTTATCCGTACCCATCCAATATGCTGTTTTACCTGAGTACACCGCTGCGTTAGTACTGGCTATAGTGATGTTGTCACCAAGTAGTTGAGCACCCCAAACTTCTGGAGCACCTAAGTACTGCATACCGTAGACAGCCGTATCAGTCCAAACTAGAATTTCTTGACGTGCTTGTAATGCGGTAACTATTTCACTACCCCGAGAGAGGCGCAAGCTACCTGCTTGGTTAGTAGCGGCAGGCGTCCAGTTAGCTACGTCTTCTTGGTCTGACCAACGGATAAGCATAGGATCAAGGGCAGTAGCCCCCAGATCGTTAGCACCAAAGCAGAACGCAAAGCGGAAAATATCCGACACAAACGCCTTGTTTACTATAGTAGGTACATTAGACGCCCCACCAAGCAAAGACACGTAGGTTGCCCGAGTAGTAACCCCACTGCTTGCATCCCAGTAAAAGGGCGAGCCGCCACGGTGCGTAAAGAATAAGTCTTCACCAAAGTTGGCCTGACTCCAAAGCCTAATAGGGGATAAGGTAACCCCACTATTTCCCCAAGTATTAGACCCCCAAGAACCTGCACTCCAGCCGGTAAAAGGCACAGCGATTTCGTTGCCTGTGTTTATTTGGTAAGCCGCAGTAACAGTACCACCGCCCGTGGCGCTAGACGATGCCGTAGTAGCAAAGGTTATATTGTAGGAGTTATCGTTTACAAAACTGATCTGGAACTCACCATTTAAAGTAAGCCCTCCCACTGCGGAAGCCCCACTAAACGTAACAAAGTCTCCTTGAAGTGCCCCGTGAGCCGTATCAGTAACAAGGACCGTTGCAGAGCCTGAAGTAGTGGTAAACGGGTTAGTCAGAGTCGCCGTGGCACGGATGGGGGTAATGTCACTGTACGCCCCGCCATTCTCTATGTAGTACTTGAGGCTAGTGCCTACAGATACGAGGTTTTGCCTGCTAAGGGTAGACCAGTTAAGCATAGACCGGCATACACCTAAGAACGTATTAGCAGACAAGCGAACCCAGCCGCCAATCTTCTGAGGCATACCCCGTCTGAATCGCACCTTGTCGGTCTCGTACCAACTGCCTTCGGCAGCGTAGCGCGTGTTCTCACGGTCAACACCCGGCTTTAACTGTAATTTTTGTAAGGGCATGGCTTAACCTTATTCTACGTATGCGCCTGTTGCGATCATAGATGCAAGTTCAACAGAGCGGCCTTTAACGGTGCGGCTCCAATCGGAATCTAAAAATTCTTCTGAGGCAGTTTTATAGTCTGCCCGTTCCATCGCATCTAGTGCCATTACGAACTTTCGTAATTTAGTAGCACCGAGGTTAAAGCTGATGTCAATCATAGCATCTTTTCTTACTTCATCAAGGTCGGTAAACCAACGGTACTCCAAGCTTAACTCCTTGATTACCCGCTCGATGTCTTGCTCCAGTAAAAAATTCACTTCTTTATCCGAGAGGCCCAGCCCACCGTTTACATCCACGTTCCTGCCAATTCCTATTGTCCAGTGTCCTGCCGAGCATTTGTATATTAAGTGGCGGCCATTAGTAACAACCTCGCCTTCATGTCGTTTAAGCATTTCGATCAAGTTCTGCATTTACTGCTCCCTACTAACGCCCTTAGTTTTCTCAAAGGTACGCATAGCACCTAGACCTAGCATGCCCATTAATACGGGCATCATCTCAGAAAGCGCGATCATAGGGACCAATACACCGCTGTCTGTTAGCTCTAAAGCCATGTTTACAAAGGGTATAATGAGGAAGTTACCTGCCATGCCGAGCGCACAAATCCAACCTATAGCGGGTCGCCAACCTGCCACAAACATGTTGTGGTGAGCAGCTTCTATCTTATTGACCTCGATCTGGGCCATGACCTGTTCTTGGCTGTGCTTTTCCGCCATCGTAGCGATCTCGTGCGACAGTTTTTCCCGCAGGTCTTTATCAGGGATTACTTTATCCAAGATAGCCGAGACAGGGCCAATTAAGGCACTAAGGGTAGCCAGCACTTAGAGAGCTACCAGAACTATGGCTGCAACTACTAAGATAACTATAACGCCGCCAATGTGGTGATGTTTGGATGTCTGTACTAATCGCCATACAGGCCCGCCAATTTTTGCTAATAAGTCTTTTATCATTTTGAATTCCTCAGTTAACCGCAAGAACAAAAACTAGTCCTGCTAACCCAATCATTAATATGACTAACCCAGCAATAAGTTTTACAACAAGGTAGAAGTCTGCATCTTTTCTGTCCTGAATTATCTTCCGTCGATTTGCTTGCACTATACTAAAGTCCCTGTCTTTCTGTATTTTAGCGGCGTTTTTTTGAACCTTTTGCCAAGTTCCTGACTTGCCTTGGCGTGAGTACTCTTTGCCAATGGTCTTCATCATCTCAGCGATGCGGTCTTCCTGATTCTGGATTTGAATAGCTTCTTCTAAAGGACTGCCGATATAAGCGTTCTTATCTTGCTTCTTGACCTCGGCAATTTTGTTCTCTACCGCTTCCTTCTGGGCAAAAAATCCCGATATTTCAGCACCCATCTGCTCAACTTGCTTTTTCTTCTTCAGGGATGCCTGCACTAAGTTAAAAGCGGTATCGAGTCCTTTTATGAGTAGAGCGATCTCGGCTATCATTACAGCTCATTGTTTGCCAAAAGTTTAAAGTACGATCCCGTAATAAGGGCACCTAAAAATAGATAGGTGAAAGTTTGGACAATTGCTCGGCCTGCTGTTCGTTTAGCCATGCGCCATGCGTCCAACAATTCTCGCACTTCACGCAGGTCATGGATAGCATCTGCATCGTGCAGACCAATATTTCGCAGAGCATTCTTAGCTGCTGCCTCGGCTGCTTTTTCAATCATCTTTTCTATCTGATCTTCAGTCACAATGCTACTCCATTACTACGAATTGGAGCTAGTTTACGGCGCAGTAGGCCAATCTTCTGTTGTAAGAATTGGAAAGTCAGCGTGAGCTGTAATATCCCGAAGCGCCTGTCTATAAGTTGTCATATCCGAAGACATCGTGACGTCCGACATGCCTTGCCAGTCTGTACCAGCGAGTAGGCCATCACGCTCAGTGCGTACATCTGTAGCTTTATCAGCATCTAGTCGCTTTTGGTAGGCTGTCTCATGCTCTGCTTTTGTAGTCTTTACGCCGTCTTTGTCTGTAGTGTCGGCAAACATATCTATTTCAATGTAAGCCTCTACCCAGTTGCCGCTTGCGTCCTGTACAGCGCCATTGCGGTTTACTTGCTTGTAGGTTGCGCTTGGCTCAGGCTTGGGCGCTGAGAGTACAGGATCAATTTTTAAGTCAGCGCAGACATCTGCGTCCCAAACACGCGGGAAAGACACGTTGGGGTTAAGTTTTCGGATTTCGCCTTGATTTTTGAGCGTCCCGTCTGATTGAAGTCTATATTCCATCGTTATGTTTCCTTATGCGATTGCTAAGAAGATGTATTTGCCGCCACTGGCGTTAAGCGCAGCAGGGGCAGATGAGGTAACTGTAAACCCTGCTGATAATGGGTCTATGTAGTCTGTGTTGGTTACGCTGGCTCCAGTAGTGTTTATAATAAGATACGGGGAGTTACCGGCTACTATTCCTCTTGCCGAATCCCACATGTACCAGTCACCCGCAGCGTCTGTGCGCTTAATTAAGATGAACCTAGCCGCTGCTGCAAATCCACAATCAATATTTAAGGTTGCTGCTGTGCCTGTGTAGTTACCTACTTTGCTTATCCCTGCTAATGTGGCGAATAGGTAAGCAACACAATCTTGACCACTAACATTAGTGTTACTACTCCCGCCAAAACCTACTCCACCAACATCTATAGTTGTAGCTGTAGGGTTTACAAAACTAGTCCAGTCGTTAGCGTCCGTATAATCTAAATTTAAATAAACAATTCTTGAGTTAGCTTTCAAATAAGTTTGATAAACACCCCAATTGTTATTATTACCACCGGCATCCCTGTTTTTAACAATAAAAAATTCTGGAGCGGTTGTTAAATTATGGTTTATTAATCTCGCTCCTGCTACACCATTCCCGGTATAACAAACCACATCCATAAAACCGGAGGCGCGTTTGAAAAAGCTGGCTGCATATCTTCTGCTGGAATTGTAATAATTGTTAATAACATCCAAAGAGTCAGCGCCAACTATTACGCCATCCATGCTTGCAAAACTTGTTACAACGTTAGTATTGGTTTGTTCTGCGTTGCGGTAAGGAGGAAGCAGATATTTAGTTGCACCTCTCAACCTGTCAACAAAGGGTTTACTGCTGCCGGTAGTCTCAGCAAATGGAATCATTAAATCAACAGCAAAGCCAACGCCTGATATTGTTGCTGCTGCACTTGTTCCAACTCTATTGGCTAAATTGTTATAAACCTCAGTCCCACTTTCAGGCACTTTCATCGGTCGGCGGATTGCCATGTAGATAAAATCTCCGCTCATATTTGTTATCTTAAAACCTGTAGCCGTTAATGTAACCCCATCAAAAGTGGAAGTCTCTGCGCCACTGGAATTAGGAATTAATGCAGCATCATTTGAGCCTGTTGGTATTCCGCGCATAATGTCGTACAATTGCCAATCTTCAACTGCGCTTGTTTTTTTGATTAATAACCACTGCGGTTCAAATCCTACTGTAACTGAAGCGGTACCACTGTAACTCCCACACTTAATAATGTTCTCGCTGCCATCGGCTCCAAAGCCGCCTGCGTCTGAGGCGAAGAGGTAGGCTACATAGGTAACACCGTTTGAGTTAATATCTGAGCTAATACTAAAGACTGAATCAGTTGGCGTAGTGTCGTTCCATACATTATAAGTTGCTTCGGCAGCAGTGGTTTGAAGTTGAACATATTTTGTTGCGCCTAATGATGTATGGTAAGTCCTCCATCCAGAAACATTGGAAGCACCTTTCACAATCATCATTCCCGGAACAGACTCAAGACTATGCGCTATAGTCCTAGAACTTGCTCCATTCCCAGTATAGGTAACAACATCAAAGAATTTCTTAGCCTTGCGGAATGTCCAAGAGACAAAGTTGCTGGCGAGTGGTGAGGTCAGTCCGCCGCTGGCGAGAGAATACCCACCACTGTTATAAGATACAAAATCGCCCCATGCAACCTGATCATTTGCTGCATTTGGTATTAACCCGTTGGTTGTGCCTCTCTCAGTGTCGTATACTCGATGATTATCATTCGTGTTTCTTGATTTACTCCAAACCATCCCACCTTCACCAGCAAGGTCAATACCGTTAGTAATAGTCAGCGTAGAGTTATTACCGGGATACACGTAAGTAGAGAAGACATCCTCAACATAGAGTTTATCTCCACCTGCGTTACCTGCCGCTGCTGTCAGAGCTTTAGTTAATTTACTCATGCGTTACTCCTAGACGTAGCTGCCAGTGTAAGCGCCGTAAAGTACAGATGAGACTTTCCAAAGTACCAGTGTATCTTTAGCAGTCAACGTGGGGGCGACATTACCCGCACTCGTAACCCAAGTTATCGTAGGCCAAGTGACGGTGTAGCTAGCTCCTGATTCAAGCATAAGGACAATTGCATCACCCGAAACTAAAGAGTCGCTAAAAGTCACATTGGCACTAACTGTCTTGGTCTGAACGCCACCATTCGTAGCTAAAAAAGCTGTACCAGATAGAGCGTAAACTGTATCTACGATTGTCTTGCCGGTTAGAGTGGCAAGCCCTATTTCACTTACTAAAGTTGAGTTTGCGCCTTTTGGCAGTAGCATGGTGTTGGTAATACTTGCACTGTGGGGCTGTGCCTTGACAGTTTGCCCATGAGTGTTGGCGTGGCAGTTGAGCTTGATTTGCCCTTCTACGCTGCTCCCATTACCTTTTACTTCTACTATTTGTGTGGCTGGAGATAAGACGATATTGCCTGAAGCCGTAGTTGTTGTTCCGCCCAGAACAGGGGAAGTTAATGTCTTGTTAGTTAGGGTCTGTGTGCCGGTGAGCGTAACGTCCCCTGTACTCGTTTCTGTTGGGTTAGCGCTAAAGACCGCAGCTCCAGTTCCTGCGCCATCCGTAACTATCATTACTTTAGAGCCACTGGCAATATTAACCGAACCGCCCGAACCTTGTTTGATCGTGATGATTTGACTGCCCGTAGTAGCGTTCTCTATCAGCCATACTTTAGAAACAGTGTTAGGGCCCAGCGTTACCACGCGAGTGCCCGTAAGAGAACCTGCTGAGGTAATCTTTAAATAGAACCCGCGAGTAGCGTCTGCCGTAGCATCGGGCATAGTGAAAGTTTGATTGGCATCAGAAGACATCTGCTTCGTGCCGTAGCTAAACCCGTCAGTGATTAGCTCAAGGTTAGTGTTGGTACTGGTTCCCCAAGTGCCATCTTCGTCACCTGTGGTAATTTCTTTAAGTCTTAGATTGTTTACATAAGTAGCCATTTAGTTTCTCCAGTATCTACACTAACGTGCTGCCGCCAGCGGCGGGAAGGCTTGTCGCGTAAATCTTTGTATTCTGACGCAAGTTTAGGGTGTTACCACAACCAGAGCAAGTATCGGCCATTAGTTCCGCCTCATCTATATCGTACCCGCAGTTACTGCATAACACTTCAATTTCATGCTTTGGGTCTATTGTGCTCCCCAAGTTTTGTGCTTCGTTTGTTGTTTTCATGCTGCTATATCCGTCCACGTAGGGGTTTGACTAATAGGGGCAATGTCAGTCCATTTAGGATCACCGCCCGGAACTATTTGACTCCAGACTAATACTGTTCCGACTTGACCCGTGCCCTGTACGCCTACCGCGTTAACTATGGCAGAGCCTGTTTCAGTTGTCTGGCCTAATGCCGCAGTGCCTTGAACGCCTGTTACGTTAACCTTTTGTTGCAGTAGTACCGTTACAGTACCTAAAGCTGATGTAGCAAGTAGGCCCGTCGCTGGTACATTTGCTTTTCCGATTACCGTTACTACACCTAGTGCCGTAGTTCCTACAACGCCTGTTGGGGAAGTTCCTGCGCCTTGTTGGACGTTGGCGTTGCCTACGGCTGTTGTAGCCGCAACACCTGTCACTGAGACAGTTGCCTTTGCTTGTACTGTTACCGTCCCTAACGTGCCAGTTGCCGCGTTGCCCAGCACTCCGATATTACTAGCATCTCCACTTACAGCTACACTACCAAGAGCAGTAGTACCAATGACGCTCGTAACATTAACTACGGCATTAGCGGCTACAGTAACAGAGCCAACGGAGCCAACAGCTTGAATGCCTAGGGATTCTCCCCAACCTCCAGCGCCCCACGAGGCACGTCCCCAACCACCCAATCGGACGGTTGTATCAACTCCTTCACCCCAAGAGCCTGAACTCCAAGTGTCACGACCCCATCCGTCAGCCACTTACTAGGCAATCCGAATGATCGCATTACTTGAATCTGACGCAGGGAAAACGATAGTGAAATCACCCGCCGTAGAAGTCTTGTCGCTACCAAAATCTAAAACTGCAATTGCAGGGTTAGTACCATTATTTTTTAAATAAAGGAGTGCCCCACGAGCGGTAATGGTAGAAGTGCCCCAAGTAACGTTTTGAAAGTCTAAAAATGCGGTAGTGCCAGTAGATGTAGGCACTTGCGTTATCGTTAACGCGTTACCGCCCGCAGTGTATCCGGTGCCACTAACTTCGTTAGTCGTAGCGTAAGCAGTAGTAGTAGCGCCTAACGTGGCTGAGTTAGTGTACAGCGCACAATAAAATGCTTGTGAAGTACCTGAACTAAAATCAAAGTCCCCACCAAGGATTTGAACTTTAAACGATGTAGCCATAGCCTGTGAAATAGCCATTTGTGTTTCCTCTTAAATTAACGCGGTTCTATTCTAAGTTGACCAGAGCGATACATATCTTCTCGCATCTTGCCGTCGCCTAAGTTCTTTAATAACGCCATAGCGTCTACATACATCTTCTGATACAAGGCTACCATATCTGGTTCACCCTTAATAAAACGTATTGCCTGAACAAGTGCCCCGTTAAGCAGAGCTGAATCAAATTCATCCCCAAGCCACGTAGTACCCGCAGTAACAATAGTCTGAGGGTAATACCCGTAGTGTAGTTCTACTTTATACGCAGCGTCTGGCGTTGGGCCTATGATAAACGCTGTATCGTCAAATATTCCGTAGTGTACGGGAGTGCCTGTACTTGTTGGCCCGGGGTATGCCTCACGAATAAAGTTAACATCCTTGTTCAGCAAATACGTATAGTTACCCGCAGCGTCAATAACCGCCAAAGAAAACGTGTACAAGAAGTCCGTAGGGTAGACTAGGTACTTATTACCAATAGATAGGTCGCCCGTCTGGTTTCTACGTAATGCAGGTATCTGAACAGTGTTGTATATACTCTGCTCGGCCTGTTGAGTAAACATAGCAAGCTGGTCATCCGTAAACGACTGCTCGCAGATGTCCTCAATATTTGTCTTAAGCTCGGTGTAATTCACCTGCTACTCCTTAAGCCATTGGGCCTCGGGCCATAGTACCTTTAGTTGCTGCACCTACGCCGCGAACCTTAATACCGCTAGTCTTCATATCTTTAGGCGGTTGGTTACAAGTGTCCACTTTATACATAGTAGGCTCATCTGGGAACTCGATGACCTTGGGTACTTTTACGTTCGATCTTGACTTTATTTTCATGTTGATTTCCTTACGGTGTGTTGGCTTGACCGCCCATTCCTGAATGGTTTGTGCAGTAATAATATAAAGTAGGCGCTCCGCTTGCCACAGTTATCTGCGTGTACGCTCCAGCATTACCCGGTACTCCACTAGTAGTTACTCCAGTAGTGTACTCACTACCCCCTCCGTGTGTTCCGTCAGATGTCGTAGAAAACCTCAACGGATGGCTACTATTACTGCCGTTACTTTGGTCCAATCTGTATGTGCTGCCTTCATTCAAAGTTAGTGTGGCTTGCAACACGCCATTTACATAATATCTGTTTCCTACGCCCGGATTAGCTACCGTTATAGCAAAAGTAGTAATGGCAGGCACTGTTACTGTTACTGATCCTACGGAAGCCGTGGCTCCTACGCCTGAAACATTTATATTCGCCGAACCCGGGACCGGCGTTCCGCCGCTTGCTAGTACAGTAACTTGCCCTGCAACGCCTACGGCTTCTAAATTGTCTGGTGTGAGTCCAAAAGGGTCACTTAACCCTACTGGATCCCAACCCCATTGAATATCTCTGCTTGCTACTAATTCTGCTGAGTCCGGTCTTGGGTTACGTATAGCTTGCGGGTCCTCCACTGGGACCGTACCTAGCATAAGCTGTGGCTGATCTGGATTCCAACACTCAGGACAAGCCCTAATGTTAGTTTTATTCCCCTTAACAATCAGCTCTTTAAGCTGCCGTAACCTGTACTGAAAACCACATACATCGCATATTGCGATTGCTTTTTGCCCAGACGCATACGTATAGCTCATACTTACCTCACGCCATGTATACGCGGCACCAAGCTAAGCGTGGCTTTTTCTCTGTCTTCTCCTGCGGCTAACTCAAATTGGCGCTCATATTCCGCCTGTAGCATAGGTAGGCGAGGCATTAATTCTGGGTCTTTCTGTGCTATATAATACGCAAGCCCTGCAACGAGGCAGGGCAAGAAACGAAAATTAACGTCGGCGGTGTTAACACCTGTTCCCGAGTCTTGTATACGGCGCATCCGCCAGTACTTGAGCACGTAGTAAGGTGCGCCTACTGGCCCTTGGTCCGGTACAGGCCACACAGTAACCGAGGGGTTAGCTTGTCCACGGTCTACGTAAAGTTGTATAGGGCGGCCCTGAGAGAGCTTATTAGGGATACTTGAATAGGTAGAGACGCTGATACGCGTGATGTTTAGATCAGACTGAGTAGTTATACTACCGTCACCTGTACGTACAACGTGCTCCAAAAGGTCTATTGTATCGGCGGGCAGATCGTATGTAGCGGTGCCTTCTACGAGGTTTTTCGTACCTTCCTCGATAGTCCACATGTTAATGCCACGGTTCTGCCACTCAATAGTTAACAGATTCATAGACCTACGAGCAGTGCGCAGGTCGTAGCCAGAACGCATTTCTCGACCGGCACGTTCCCACGCTTCTTCCGCAATCTCGGTGAAGTCCATGTTGAATGTAGCTGTGCCAGATGTCGCCATTATTTCTTCTTCCTTTTAAGCGGAGCTACACGCTTAGGTTTTCCTGCCGGTTGCCCTAGGCGCTTTTTCTGCGCTACACGGGACTTCTTCTCTGCCGCTGTCATCTCACCAGAGGTCTTAGGCGTTTTACTAGAGACCCGTTTTGTGGGCCTACAGTACGGGGTTCCCCGTTCATCGCCCTTCTTACGCCCGCAAGCCTTGCCTGTCTTGACGTCTTTCCAGTCCTCTTTGAACCACCGCTTTAGGGCCTTGCCCTTCTCGGTTTTACGAACGGCCACTGGCTTTCTTCTTTCGGCACTTAGCTATAGCACCCGAGGCGTACGCAGAAGGGAAGACTTTGTACGATGCCTTCACCTTGCGGTAACAGTCGTCTTTGACCGTACCACCCTTCTTAAACGTAACGGGCTTCATTTTGCCCAT